GTGAAACCCGGAAAAGTCCACCAGTTTGAAGGTTTAGAAGATGGAGTCGCTTTTGAACTTTACTGGGCGGAATTTAATCACGATGATATCGTGCGTAGAACAGTCGGCTCCGAAGTAAAGAAAAGGAAGTAACATATGTTTACAAAACTACTAGACGGTGTGGATAAAGCACTAGCAACTAAACTAGTAATCTTACACACATTAGTAATTGCAGTCAGTAATTACTTGGTAACAATTAGATTTGATTTATTCCCAGGCGCAGAATTGCCTTTGTTTGGATCATTTCCACTAGCGGCGGCGGCGTTTACGTTTCCGATCGTAGTTGTTGCAACCGACCTTACAGTACGTATGGTTGGAAAGGAAGCAGGCCGTGCAGTTGTAGCAATGGCTATTCTACCTGCGATCATTGCATCAGTGCTTGTTCTATTAGCACTAGGTGATGAACACGCATACAGAGTAGGTATCGCTTCGGGTACTGCCTATGCAGTTGGAACTATGCTTGACGTATATGTGTTCCAACATATCCGTGAGAAGTACACAGAAATGTGGTGGGCGGCACCAGCAATTTCAACTATTGCCGCAAACATTATTGACACATATACATTCTTCTACACTGCGTTTTATCCAGCACCCTGGGTACATGGCGTAGCATTTAACAACACATTAACTAAAATTGTTGTAGGATTAATTGTATTCCTACCTGCATATGGTGTATTGTTAAGTTACCTAAAAGGTAAAATGAATGTCAAAGGTCAAGGGTAAACTTATTCCAGGCCAGGCATTAATATATGAGCGTGCCGACGGTATTGTGTACGCTCGATATAGAGATCCGCCCTTTAATAAATTACCTAGATGGATTGTTGGAGGAGTCCCTGAAAAAGGGCTCTTCCACAATCAACAAGAATTAGAGAAGTTATTAAAAGTTGCAGAAAGGGTACCAACACTTCAAAAGGCACTTGACAAAGTTGCTTTAATATGGTATACTATAAAAGATGATGAGAGATCCGAACAAAATATTTGAAATTGAAAAACCATTTCCTGATTGGATGGTGCAGTACATTGAAGACCAAACCAAAGATGTAAATTGGCAATTTGTAAGTGTACCTGAAGAACACGAGGAAGGGTTAAACTATAGAACGCCAGCATTGTTTACCAATGTAATGTTCTGTACCCAAAGCAACATACTTGATGATCATAAAGAACTTACAAAGTTATTGCACACTGCACTAACACGAGAAATTATTACTAATACAATTCCAGATGCACAAATTAATCAAGTAACAAGAACAAGATTAAATGGTACAGTTCAAGGAGTGTATTACGGTCCTCACAATGATGTTAGAAATGGACAACCAGGACTTTGGACGTTTGTGTACTATGTAAACGATGCAGACGGAGATACTATTTTCTTTTCAGACGAAGGCAAGACTGAAATGAAAAGAACAAAATATAAAAAAGGAAATGCAATCTTATTTCCTGCACATTATTGGCACACCATGGACGTGACAACTGTTCCATTACGTGTTAGTATAGGTATGACATATTCAATAGAGACAAAATTAAATGCAGAATAAATTACCTTTAAAAGATGTACTTGCGGCAATTGACATGGGTGCTAAAGAAGTTTGGGATGAACTATCTGATGAACATCGTAAACAAGTTTCGTTTTATTTGTTAAACAGATATGCAAGTGTAGTAAAAGGTAAACGTGAAGCACAAGAACTTGCTGTGTTTAAAACAAATGAATACTACAACAAACATTATTTTACACTAGCCAAACATCAAAAACTTATGTGGCAACTATTGTGTATGACGCAAAGTGCTGAAAAGAAAATTAACTATCACGAGTGGATTGGCTATAAGAAAAAAGGCACAGACAATAATAGTAAGATGGGGAAAGAACTTGAAAGAATTTTTCCTAATATGAAAACCGATGAAATTGCAATGCTTACTAAGTTGAATACTAAAAAAGAAATTGAAAAGTATGTAGAGGAATTCAATGGCAAAAACTAAAGGAACAAGACTGTTTACATTTGGTTGTAGTCTAACTAGATATCATTGGCCAACTTGGGCAGATATCCTAGGACAAAGTTTTGAAGAGTTTTACAACTGGGGTAACCGAGGTGCAGGTAATAGACAAATACTCGAACGTTTTTCAGAAGCAGTTGCTAAGAATGCATTCCTACCCGATGATGTAATTATTATTCAATGGACAGACTATCATAGGTTTGACTATCATATGTGGAATCCTGAAGCACACGAAACTTGGTATCCAGGCGGTGGTCTCTTTAGTAACACAGAACAAGACCCAACTAAAGGACTTGTAATTAGTAAACTGTGGAATGAACAAAGTTATCAAATGCACAGTTTAAATTTTATTCAAGCAGGTGTGGCACTAGCAAGAACAACAAGATGCAGAGTATATATGACGTTTGCACACGATCTACGTCCTGATTTTAACACAGGCGAATTCCAAGGATACAAAAAGATGATGCAAAATTCTTTTTGGTTGCCTGGAGATATGTATAGTTGGCTCATAGTAAATCATGATAAACGTTTAAGTTTCCAAGGTGCAGATATGGGTAACCTTAGTGATGAACCTCAGATCGATCATCACCCAACTCCAATTATGTATTATCATTGGTTGAAAGAAAGAATTAGCACAAGGCTTAATCTGCAAATAGATAAAGACTTTGCAACAAAAATGCAACACGCATTAGAGAATACAAAGATATACAACGACATCGGTGAGTCTATTTTAAATGCGGGTTACGATACAAACAAACATTACGTTAGGGGTTATTAATGACAAAGCCATACGTTTGTCAATACTGTAACACAGGATATACAAGAGAAAAAACTCTTGCTGTGCATATGTGTGAGCAAAAACGTAGAGCATTGCAAAAGAACGAAAAGCACGTTCAATTAGGTTTCTATGCATTTGAACGATTTTATCAACTGTGTCAAAATCTACAAGGATCAAAAACATATGAAGAATTTTGCAAATCACCTTACTATAATGCTTTTGTTAAGTTTGGTTCCTTTGTTTCAAATGTACGACCTCTATATCCAGAAAAGTATGTTGACTATGTGGTCACTTCAGGGGTCAAACTTGACCACTGGTGCAGAGATGAATTATACGAAAAGTACGCACTCGAACTTATTAAAAAAGAAGGCGTTGAAACAGCAGTAGAGCGTTCTATCAAAACTATGATGGATTGGGCTGATGCAAACAATGCTCCGTGGACACACTACTTTCGGTACGCTAGTTTAAATAGAATAACCCAACAACTTAAAGACGGTAAGATAAGTCCTTGGCTAGTACTCAATTCCAAAACCGGAAAAGAAATGTTATCAAAGTTCAGCGATGAACAATTAGAAATAGTATATCCTGTAGTCGATCCCCAACACTGGGCAATGCGTTTTAAAAGATCACCTGCTGATGTAGAATTGGTAAAAGAAATTGCTGAAAAGGCTGGAATTTAATTTGACTTTAGATTTTAAAATGTGTATAATGTAATTATGGAAATAGATAGAGAAAAATATAAAGTAACATCAAATCATATAGGTCCAGACGGCGAAAGTGTTGATAGACTTTATGGCGGCGGCGCTGGAACTAATTCTTTAAGAGTTGTTAATAGAGATTACACAGAGTATAAAGGTAATATTAAAAAAGTTAGTATTATTAAAAAAGATATGAGTGGTAATAACTTTAGAAGTCATGTTTACAAAACAGATGACAATAGATGGTTTGATCGTTGCGGATTACCAATCGCCAAACCAACCAATGTTAAAGAGGAGGACGAAGATGTTACACAAGATTAGTCAGTTTTGTGATAAGATAGATTCGATTAAAAAAGACGCAGACAAACTACGAGAATACAAGTACGGTGAGAACAAAAGAACTAATCAAGAGATTGATAATTTAATTGCACAAATACAAGCAGACTGTTATCTAGTATCTCAAGATAAAAGTACATACCCAAAAGAAAAATAATGCCTGATATTGATATAGATTTTGCAGACAGAGATGTAATACTTGATAAACTAAAACATCGAGTAGCAAAACTTTCTACGGGTAAAAAACATAACACCGGAATTTATGTTACTGAAATTCCACACAATCCGGTTGACAACATATCAACTATCGACTATGAAACAGCAGAGGATAGAGGCTACTTTAAACTAGATTTTCTTAATGTTTCGATATATACTGATATAAGAGACGAACAGCATCTCTTATCACTAATGAAGAAAGAGCCACTATGGGAATTACTCACGCACAAAGAATTCAGCGACAAATTATTTCACGTCGCAGGACACTCTACCGTCCTACAACAGATGAAGCCGACAACTATAGAACAACTAGCCGCAGTCCTAGCGATGATCAGACCCGCCAAACGTTATCTGATTGGGAAAGAATGGACTTTGGTGATGAAAGAGATTTGGACTAAACCTTCGGACGACGAGTATTACTTTAAGAAAGCACACGCAATGGCTTATGCTGTTGGTGTAGTTGTACACATGAATTTGTTATGTGAGCAACTTAACGAGGCTTCCTAATCAGTTGGACCGAACGTCTTTTTACTCTTTTAACGGATAAGTTTTTTAAATTTACACAAGGACCGTGTATTACTTTTACATCTTTACTGTTCATGTTTACCATGCAGTATCTAAATGATTCCATCTCATGCCTTAAAAAGATATTAATAGGAATCATTCGATTTGATTCCCACCACCAAACTTCTCCTAAACTTAGGAATATGTCCTGATGCTCTTTAGTTACTATGTCTGAGTAGACATACATACTTGTGATGAAATTATCTTGGTTGTTGATGATCCCGACATACTCCTGGCCACCGTATGTAACCACGCTTAAGAACGGGAATTTTTCTTCAATGTCTTTTCTTAGCATAACTCGATATTAATAAATATGTGTAAGGGAAATTAAAAAAATATGCAACTTACACCCAGATATTTAGTCAATAACAAAACCATTCTCGTAGCAGATTTGGCTACGGGTGTTGCAACGGAGTATAGACCAGTGTACGCAAAAAATTTACAAGTATATCGAGGTATCGACAATGTCCTTACTTTCGAAGTTAAAAACAATGATCAAAAGAAAGTAAGTATTCTTAATACTTACACACCTAAGTTTGTAGCCTTTGATTCAAACAATACAATGGTGCTTGAACTAACAGGAACTGTTACAGAAACTACTACGCCAAGCAAAGTAGGACAGTTCGAAGTTAAAGTTACAGCAAACGATGTATTAAATTTAAAAGATCAGTTCTTAACATATCACGTACACTTAATTAAAAACTCTGATGACACTGCTGTATTGACTTATGCAAATGCTCACTTTGAGGCTTGTGGAAATATTCAAATATCTAGTTGTGCATTCCCTGGACCTAAAGAGTCATACTCTGTACAATCATTTACTGAAAACAACAGCACTTGGTACAGTGAAAAAATTGATGCAGAGCCAGCACTAAATGGAAATGAAGCATTACACACTGCGGCTATCTACTCTACAGGATTTGACGGTGAAGTAACTATCCAAGCAAGTTTAGAAAATCAAAATCCAACTAATTGGGTAGACGTTGCTAATTTAACTCTTACTAGTCCAACAGAACCAATGTATGTAAACTTTAACGGAATCTACAGTTTCATTAGAGCCAAGTATACCAAAACCAATTCTGGAACAATTGATAAAGTTCTCGTCCGAAACTAGTTGACTTTACTTGCGACTTATACTATAATAATAGTATGAGCATCGTATCGGATACATTACATCTGCACCTACCAGCAAAACGTAAAACAACTCCAAGTGGTTGGACTAGTTTTAATGCACCCTGTTGTGTACACAACGGAGATAGTGCTGACAAACGTCAACGTGGCGGTTTGATTGCTAATGGCGATGGCGGTATTTCATATCATTGTTTTAACTGTGGATACAAAGCAAGTTGGACTCCGGGTAGACAGTTAAGTTATAAAATGCGTAAACTTCTACAATGGTTAGGAGTTCCAGATGATACTATTACTAAACTTGCACTACAATGTTTACAAATTGCAGAAGTTGGAAAAACAAATATACAAATCGAACTTCCAACATTTGAAACAAAACAACTTCCGAAAGATGCTAAACCTATAAACGAAAACACTCCATTAAATGTTATAGAATATTTACAAACACGTAATTTGTATCTAGAAGATTATAAATTTCACTGGAGTCCTGAATTCAAAGACAGAATCATTATTCCTTTTTATTACAAAGGGGATGTTGTAGGATATACCGCACGTAAGATTACAGACGGTAATCCGAAGTATCTAAGTGACCAACAACCTGGGTATGTGTTCAATATCGATGCTCAAACGTATGAACGCAAATACACAGTAGTTGTCGAAGGTCCGTTTGATGCTATTGCTGTAGAGGGTGTAGCCTTGCTTGGTAGCGAAATCAAAGACCAACAGGCTATGCTCCTTGACAGTTTAAATACAGTTAAAATAATTGTTCCAGATAGGGACGAAGCAGGTAGTAAAGTTATTGACGAAGCAATTGATTTGGGTTGGTCGGTTAGTATGCCTGAGTGGGAAGAGAGTATAAAAGATGTAAATGATGCTGTGCGAATGTATGGGAAAGTTTATACTTTATATTCAATTATAAAATCTGCAGAAAGCAGTGAATTAAAAATTAGACTTAGGAGTAAAAAATGGTTTGGTTAAAAACTTTATGGCAAAAGATTACAAAGCCATATACAGAATGGAAGGAGAAGAGACGTTTGAAAAAACGAATCGAGGAACTTAAAAAGAGAGATCCTTTTATATACAAATAAATGTTTATGAGTGAATTTAGACAAGGCATATTTAATTTATTAAAAAAGATCATTGGCGGTAGCAGTGTTATGCTAGCCGTCATTTATACCATTGGCCATATCGTAATTGCCATGGTTTGTAATAATTTTATCACGGGTGCTTCATTTGAATTGGCGGCAGTTGATGCCATTGTTGAACCCATGATTAACGGTGTGTGGTTTTATATACTACATAAATTATATAAAAAGTTTAAAGGTGTAGAATGATTCAATGGGGTATAGTAGGTAACAGTCACGATGCTAGTTTAGCAGTGTTTGATGACGACGATCTTAAATGGGCGGCACTAGCAAAAGACTTTAGTGGAGTTGCTAATGACCCACACCTAAACAGCGAAATTATAAAATATGCTCTCAACGGTTGGGGCGGTCCTGAAAAAGTAGTTTGGTATGAACGACCAACACTTAAATCTTTTAGGCAGTTACTAGCAGGCCAAGGTTTTCTATTTGAAGAAAACAATATTAAAAAATATCTAAGAAGATACATAGGATATCGTTTACCAATTGAGTATATGAATCATCACCATAGTCATGCCGCATATGGTTATTATACAAGTGGCTTTAGAGATGCTAGTATTATTTGTATTGACAGTATTGGTGAGTTTGAAACACTAACAATGTGGAAGGGCGATGGAGACAAGTTAATTAAAGTTAGTTCGCAAGGATATCCACATAGTTTAGGTTTGTGGTATAGTGCTATGACACAACGTTTAGGATTTATTCCTAATAAAGAAGAATACGAAGTTTCTAATCTTGCTAAGAACGGTGACTGGAGACGTTACTATGATTTCTTAAAAGATTACTTTTTTGAATTTGAAAGCAGACCATTCTGTATTGTAAAACTAAAAGAGAATTGTCATAGAGGATTAAAATGGTGGGCACCAGAAATTAAACAAGATGATCTAGTAGACCTTGCCGCGGCAACTCAAAAACTGTTTATGGATATTGTATTAAGGTTAACTACTAGTATGGCACTGCGTATGCCTAGCAAGAATCTAGTTGTTACTGGTGGGTGTGCGTTAAATAAAGGCGCAATGGATTATATTAGACCCAACTGGGACAATCTTTGGATACCCCCTAATCCAGGTGATCCTGGCTCATGTATTGGAGCAGTATTGGCTTCGGAAAAGAAACATATTGACTTTAATCCTAATGTATGGTATAATAGTAAGTAAAATAAGGGAACTAAATGGCAAAACAAAATAAAGACTACGGCTATGATGTACAGAAAGTATATCTAGAAATGATGTTGAGCGATGCCCAATCATTTGTGCGTTGTCAAAGTATCTTTGATAGTTCGTTGTTTGATAGAAAATTACAAGACGCCGCAGAATTTATTAACAAGTATGTAAGTGATCATAACGCATTACCTACACAAGATATGGTGAATGCAAGTTGTAAAACTGATTTGAAAATTCCTGAAGGTCTACGTGAAGAACACTATGATTGGTTACTACAAGAGTTTGAAACATTTACTAGACACAAAGGTTTGGAAAGAGCAATTCTTGAAAGTGCTAACTTACTTGAAGAAGGCAACTACGGTCCAGTTGAAGACAAAATTAAAAATGCAGTACAGGTAGGACTACAAAAAGATTTAGGTATTGATTACTTTGAAGACCCTAAAGGTAGACTACAAGGACTAAAAGACAACAACGGACAAGTAAGCACAGGTTGGGCAAGTTTAGATAGGAAACTGTTTGGCGGGTTCAACAGAGGTGAACTGAATATCTTTGCAGGTGGTTCTGGTGCAGGTAAATCTTTGTTCTTAGCAAACCTCGGTGTTAACTGGGCACTTGAAGGTATGAATGTTTGTTATCTAAGTTTTGAATTGAGTGAAGCACTTGTAGCAATGCGTATTGACAGTATGTTTACTGATACACCAACAAAAGAAATATTTAAGGATCTTGATGGTGTTGAAATGAAAGTTAAGATGCTTGGTAAGAAAACTGGCGCATTTCAAATTAAGTATATGCCAAGTGGTAAGACGGCAAATGATATTAGAAGTTATTTGAAAGAATATGAAATTAAAACAGGCAAGAAGATTGATGTATTACTTGTAGACTACTTAGATTTATTAATGCCTATTAGTAGAAAAGTATCGCCAAGCGATTTGTTTATTAAAGATAAGTTTGTATCTGAAGAATTGCGTAACCTTGCAATGGAAACACAAACTGTGTTTGTAACAGCGTCACAGTTGAACAGAGGTGCAGTTGAAGAAATTGAATTTGATCATTCACATATATCAGGTGGTTTGAGTAAGATTCAAACAGCAGACAACGTTATCGGTATCTTTACAAGTAGAGCAATGCGTGAGCGTGGACGTTATCAAATACAGTTAATGAAGACACGTTCATCAAGTGGTGTTGGCAGTAAGATTGATTTAGATTTTGATGTTGATAGTTTGCGTATTAGAGATCTTGAAGACGACGATGACAACAACTACAACACTGCTCCACAAGGTGGATCGAGTGTACTTGCAGGACTAAAAAGAACAAGTGCTGTTGAACAAGGTGAACCAACCGAACCAGATCAAGGTGTGCCTGTTAGAAAAGTAAGAGCAGAAACCGATTCAACTAAACTACGTGAATTCTTAGGCAATCTTGGCAATGAATAGTATACACGTAGTTGACAACGTATTTCCTGATTGGTTGTTAAAAACTATACAACATGGTATTAGCAATTTAAAAGAATGGGAATACGGTCGTGTACAAAGTGCATTCAACGAAGAATACGAAAACTATTACAACTGTGTACTATGGCACAAGAATTATCCTGAAGCAAAAGATCCTTTAAAAGGATTAACCAATACAATCGCTAGTTGCTTTGCACTAGAAGTTTTACCTAAAGTAGTTAAGTCTGCCACACAGAGTTTACAAATTGCCAGACTAAATGGAACTACTCCTGCTAGTACACAATACCCACACAGGGACTGTGATATGGGAGAAAACATTGATAATATGTATAGTGTAGTTTGGTATCCGTTTGACAGCGACGGTGGTCTACGCTTTTGGGAAGATCAAATTGTTTTAGATAAACCGTCACAGGTTGTAGAATACAAAATAAACAGAGCCGTGGTATTTCCTAGTCATATTCCACACGCAGGATTAGCACCTACAGACTGGCCTATGCGAGTAAGCATAAACACAGTTTGGGCTCTTAATTAGATTCCTTGGGTAAAAATACCCCCGTGCGACAGACGCCTTAAATGCATGAAAATCACCCCTAAATGGCGTTTATTTGCCGACTTAAGAAGTTTTGCTATACTTTGTATACCCTAAGCATTTTTACACGGCGCTCGGCGTTTTAACCGCTTTTAAGACGCCTATTATATACGCATATTAAATAGAGTTATGATAAAAGATTTTATAGGTGTATTCGAAAATCAACTCGATCCAGAATACTGTCAAACTGTTATTGATTACTATCATCAGCAGGAAGGCACACGAATACTAACACGC